AAAATACAAATACTAACTGTATTAGAACAAAGAGCAAAGTTTGGTGGTAAACCAGAACAATCAAGATTAGCAAAAGCAGCTAAAAAACAACTAAAGGAAAAACATAGAAAATATGGCTAGTTCAGGAACATATGATTTTAATTTAGATATTGATGAAGTAATTCAAGAAGCTACTGAAATGATAGGTGGTGAACAAACTCTTGGTCATACACCACAGTCAGCACGTAGGTCAATTAATTTATTATTAAACGATTGGCAAAATAGAGGTGTATTACTATGGTCAACTTTTACAACTATAGTAACTGTACAAGCAAGTGTAACAAGTTATGATTTAGCAAATTCAGTAAATGATGCTTTAGTAGTTACAACTAAAACAAGTGCTGCAGGAGCAGAAACACAATTAGAAAGAATATCATTTGAAGAGTATAATGTATTACCTAACAAGTTTCAAACAGGTAGAGCAACACAATATGCTATAAAAAGAAATGTAGATAATCCTACAATATTTTTATATCCTGTTCCACAAAATTCAACAGACCTTTTAAATATAGAAGGTATAAGACAATTAGAAGATGTAAATAAATCTGCAGGACAAAATGCAAATATTCCTAAAAGATTTTTACCTTGTTTAACATATGGTTTAGCTTATTATCTATCACAAAAAAGACCAGGTATACCTATGGATAGAGTCAGTATGTTAAAAACAAGTTATGAAGAAACATTAAAAAGAGCAATGGAAGAAGATAAAGAAAGAGCAAGTATTTACTTTAAACCTAAGTTAGGATATATTTAATGGCTAGAAGTAATTTTCCAAACGCAAAAGCAATGTGTGATTCTTGTGGATTTGTATATCCAATGAGAGTTATGAAATTAAGTAGTTATAATACACTAAGATGTCCTGATTGTTTTGATGGTAATTTTGATTTAAAAAATCATCCACAAAATAAAGCACCAGATGTTAGAGAAAATATTGCAGTAAGAAATGCAAGACCTGATAGATTAGGTAGAAATTTAACATGGGAAAGTGCTTCATTTACATGGGATGATACAACAAAAGCTAGATGGTGGCAAATGGTATGAGTACATTAGAAGGAAAATTAGTATCTAAAAGTTATAAACAACTTCTTAAAATGGCAGTATCTGCTAATGAAGGAGTTAGTGCAAGTTTAATAAATGTTCAAACAGGTGATGGAGTTAATACTGCATTACAAGTAGCAACAAGTCAAGTATTAGTTGCAGGTAAGTTTGGTGTATCAGATGATATGTCTGTATCTGGTAGTATGCAAGTTTTTGGTAAAGTTTGTGCTTCTGCATATTATGGAGATGGTTCTAATTTATCTGGTGTAACTGCAACAATAGAAGGTAATATATCTGTATCTAATGCTATAGTAGGAGGTACATTAAATGTAGGAGGAACTGCAACAATAACTGGTGCTGTAATGGTATCTGGTGGTGAGATAGCTATTAAAAATACAGGCTCTCAATCAAATATAAAATTATATTGTGAATCTTCTAATGCTCACTATGCAGCTTTACAATCACCTCCACATTCTTCTTATAGTGGTAATTTAACAATAACATTACCAACAAGTTCTGCTACACTTGTAGGAACATCTACTACTGATACATTAACTAATAAAACTTTTGGAGATAAGGTAGAGTTTGATAATGATGTATGTATAAGTGGAGATGCACATATTGGAGGTACAGCTACTATTGCAGGTAATGCTTCTATAGGTGGAACATTATCAGTAGGAGGAGCTACTCATCTAGCAAGCACATTAACAGTAGCAGGTAATACAACAATAACAGGCACATTAGGTGTAGGTGGTGATGCTACATTTGCAGAAAAAGTTTGTGCTTCAGCATTTTATGGTGATGGTACAAATATTACAGGTATACCTATTACAGGTAATATATCAGTTTCAAATGCACAAGTAGGTGGTACATTAAAAGTATCTTCTACTGCAACTATAGAAGGTGCTACACATTTAAAAAGCACATTAAGTGTAAATGGTGCAGTTAATTTAGCAAGTACACTAACAGTAGCAAGTAATATTTCTGTAGGTGGAACATCTAATATAACTGGTAAAGCAGAGTTTGAAGATGACGTATCTGTATCAGGTAATACAGCTATAGGTGGTACACTTGATGTAACAGGTAATGTATCATTAGGTGGTAATGTTACAATTAAAGGAGATGTACATGTAAGTTCTAAAGTGTGTGCTTCAGCTTTCTTTGGAGATGGTGCAAATTTAACAAATGTACCTGCAGTTATTACAGGTAATATATCTGTTAATAATGCAACTATAGGTGGTAATGCACATATAGGTGGAACAGTTACAGTTGTAGGTAATGGAACATTTGATGGAGATGTTTCTGTGTCTGGTGATATGAATATTGGTGGTCACACTACTATTGCAGGAGCAGTATCATTAGGTAGCACATTAGATGTAGCAGGTAATACTTCTATTGGTGGTACTGCAGTTATAACAGGTAATACAACTTTTGATGGTGATGTTACTGTATCAGGAGATATAAATGTAGGTGGACATGTAACAATAGCAGGAGCAGTACAACTTGGTTCTACATTAAGTGTTACAGATTATGCACATTTTAAAGATGATGTGTCTGTTTCTGGTAATGCTATCATTGGTGGTACAGTAAGTCTTGGTGGTGGTATAGTAGATGTTAAAAATGCAGGTTCAGAATCTGTAATAAGATTATATTGTGAATCAGGTAATGCACATTATGCAGAAATAAAGGCACCTGCACATTCTGCATTTTCTGGTAATATAAGTTTAGTATTACCTGCATCTGCAGATACATTAGCAGGATTAGCAGCAACACAAACATTTACAAATAAAACATTTGGTGATAAAGTAGATTTTGATGATGATGTTTGTGTATCAGGTAATACAGTATTAGTTGGTAATTTAGCAGTAGGTGGTACAGCAACTGTAGCAGGAGCAGCTTCTATAGGAGGAGCAGTATCAGTTGGTGGTGCAGTTAATTTATTATCTACAGCTACAGTAAGTGGAGCAGCAGGTTTCTTAGGCACAGTTAGAGTTAGTGGTAATACTACAGTTGGTGGTACATTAGATGTTGCAGGAAATACTTCATTAGGAGGTACTGCTAAGATTACAGGTGCTACAACTATAACAGGTAACTCTGGTTTCTTAGGTACAGTAAGAGTATCAGGTAATACTTCATTAGAAGGACAACTACAATTAACAAAAAGTGCAGCAGCAGTTGTGTGTGCTACAGCTATTAATGGTGTAACATCAGTATCATTAAACTTTGGTAATGCACAAAACTTTAGTACAACAGTCACAGCAGCACATACATTAGCTAAACCTACAGGATGTAGAACAGGACAAACAGGAAGTATTTTCTTGACACAAAGTGGAGGAAGTGGTACAATGGCATATAATGCAGATTTTAAATTTATAGGTGGTACAGACCCAACCTTATCAACAGGAGATGGTGCAGTAGATAGATTAGATTATATTGTAGTATCTGCATCTAGTGATGGAGTTGGAGGAGATATTCACATGGTAATTTCACAGGCATACGCATAATGGGAGTCTTTCAAAATAATTTATTAGCAGGAGCTGCAGCAGCAGCAACAGCAGGTGGTGGAGCATTTTATCCTTATCAGATAGAACAGAGTTGTAGATTTGATGAAGCAGATAGTTCTAGATTAGGTAGAACTTTTGGAACACCATCAAGCACTACAGCATTTACCATAAGTTTTTGGATAAAAATACCAAATATTCCAGGCTATTCACAAATTTTTTCTAAAGATAATGGGTATGCAGGAGGTGGTGCTGCAATTGTTCTTGAAGATGATTTGGGTGGTGGTGCAGGAACTGTAAATATAATGTCTATGTATGGTATGGCAGGTTCAAGTGGTGGAAATACAGGTGCTAATACTTATCCTCCTAATCAATTTACAGATAGTACAGGTTGGTTTCACATTCATTATAAAGCAGATACAAGTAAAAGTGGTATGAGTGGAAATAATGCAAAAGTGGTTATGCACATCAATGGAGTATTAGCTGTTTTTCAAAACACAAATGAACCTTCTGGAGATTGGACAAGATTTAATGATGCGTCTGCACATTCTATTGGTAATGGAGCATCAGGCACACAAGGCGACAAATATTTAGCAGAGTTTATTTTTTTAGATGGTCAGTATGAAGATTATACATCTTTTGGTGAAACTAAAAATGGTGTATGGATTCCAAAAGACCCTAGTGGTTTAACATTTGGTAATAATGGCTTTCATCTTAAATTTGAAAATGCAAGTGATTTAGGTAATGATAGTTCAGGAAACAATAATGATTTTACATCAAGTGGACTTGGTGCAGACCATCAAGTTCTTGATAGCCCTACATTTGGTAGTTAATATGAAAGGAAATACAATATATGGCAAGTAGTGGAAATTTTATGACTTTTAATAATTTAGTTTTTTTAAATAGTTATTCTGCTTCTTACAGTAAATTAGATACTGCAAATTTACGAGGTAAAGCAACAGCAGGAGGTTGGGGTAGACCTGGTAATTTTTCTTTTGATTCTGGTAAATGGTATTGTGAGTTTTATATTTATAGAAGAAGTGGCTCTAGTATAGGATATGTAGCTGTAGTAGACCAATATTATCCACACATTGATGCAAAATACAATGACAATAGACACAGGCAACCTACAGTTGCTGATTATACAGTAAGATACCACGGAGGAGGTGTTACAGCAACTACAACTACAGGTATTTATAATAATCAAATAGGAGCAGTAAATGAATCACAAACTTTTGCAAGTGACCAATGGCAAGATGGAGATGTTATTGCAATAGCATTAGATTTAGATAGTAGTCCACAGACAGTTCAATTTTACAGAAATGGAAGTGCCAAAGGAAATGCTGAAAATTTAAATTCAAGTGCTAGTGGTACTTGGGCATTTTGGGGTGGTTCTCATAATCAAACATGGTTTACAATGAACGCAGGACAGGATAGCTCATTTGCAGGAAATAAAACAGCACAAGGAAATGCTGATGATAATGGCTTTGGAGATTTTTACTATTCACCTCCATCAGGATTTTTAGCACCTTGTGCAGCTAACTTACCTACTTCAACAGACATAGACCCTGCAGAAACTGATGATAATCATCCTAGTAAACAATTTAATGCTATTACTTGGACAGGAAATAGAAGTAGTAATAGCACAGTAAATAATATAACTGGAGTGGGATTTCAACCTGATTTAGTATGGTTAAAATTTACAGAACAAACCTATGATTGGAGATTAGTTGATTCATCAAGAGGAGTAACAGAAGCTCTAAGGTCAAATCAAACGACAGCAGAACAAACTGAAGCAAATGGATTATATCAGTTTGGTAGTGATGGTTTTTCAGTTAAAGGTGATAATAATTATAATTATAATGGTGGTGCCTTTATAGGTTATTGTTGGAAAGCTAATGGAGGAACAACAGCTAGTAATTCAGATGGTGCAATAACTTCTACTGTGCAAGCAAATCAAGCAGCAGGTTTTAGTATTGTTCAATGGACAGCAAATGCAACTTCTTCTGTTGCTACAACAGTAGGACATGGTTTATCAAAAGCTCCAGAATTTGTTATTACTAAATCAAGAGATAGTGCAGGAAATTGGTGCGTTACTCATACTGGTTTATCAAGCACAAGTCATATGTTATTTTTAAATAGTTCTGGAGCACAAACTGATAAATCTGGAAATGGAAGTATGTCTGCAAATACTTCTACTGTATTTAGTGTAAATGCTACTGATGGTTCTAATTCACCTAATACTGATGCTATGATTGCATACTGTTGGCATTCAGTTGATGGCTACAGTAAGTTTGGAACCTATTTTGGTACTGCTGATGCAACTGGACAATTTATATATACAGGTTTTAGACCTAGACTATTATTTATAAAAAATACTGAATCATCAAGTCCTTGGGGTGTTTATGATGCAAAAAGACCAGGGGTTAATGATTGTGATTTAGGAGCATGGGATGAAACTACTGCATTTCCTGGTAATGTAGGTGCTTATCCATTAGACATTTTATCTAATGGATTCAGATTAAGGACAGCAAATACAACAGTAAACTCTCAACATACTTGGGTATGGGGAGCTTGGGGTGACGTTCCTGCAAAATATAATAATGCTTTTTAAGGAGGTGAAATAATATGTGGGCTTATATAAAGGATAATAAAATAGAACAAATATATCAAAGACCAAAATCTTTGGTGTTAGGTGAAGTTCGTTATCCATCTAATATGTTTAGTAAATATACAGATGCTGAGAAAGCTGCTATAGGAATATATCCTGTAGAAGATAATGGTACAAAAGGAGATGATAGATTTGAAAATACTTCACAAGCTACATATACTTGGAGTGCTTCTGATAAAAAAGTAACAACATCTTATACAATAACAGAAAAGTCTTTAGTAGATGTAGAAGCTAAAGATGAATCTGGTAATAATATATTAGATGAAAAAGGTAATAAAACTTATAATTATGGTTTAAAAACACAAGCTAAAAATTTAGCTAAAAAACAAGCTAATAATTATATATCTAAATTTAACTGGTTAGTAGAAAGAAGTATTTATGATAGTAGTAAAGCTATACCTGATGTAGTTAAAACTTATGTAGCAGCTATTAAAACTGATTGTGCTGAAATAGAAACAGCTATAGATAATGCTAATGATATGACAGCATTTAAAGCATTATATCAAGATACATATAATGGTGATGGTTCTATAAAAGAAATAGCAAGAGTAAACAGATGGAGTGATGATTATGACGTTCAACAGTATGTTAGATAGAATTAAAAAGTTTTATAAAAAATTTAAAAGAAGATTATTTGGTAAACTTTGCCAATGTAATGATTAATAGGAGAATAAAATATGGCATCAACATTTACAAGTAGCTTACGACTAACAAAACAGGGTGATGGAGATAATCCTAACTCATGGGGTATTGTACTAAATGATGGTGTTATTAGTTTAGTAGATGATGCTATTGCAGGTTATACAACAGTAGAAATAGGAGCAGCAGCTACAGTTACACTATCTGCAGTAGATGGTAGTGGAGATGTACCACGTTCTGCTTTTTTAGAAGTTAAAGGAAGTGTAGGTACTGCTCATACTACTATTACTATGTTAATACCTGCTCAGTCTAAAAGCTATGTAATTAATAATAAAGTATCTGCTAATACAACTGCAAGTGATGTAGTTAAAATAAAAACAGCTAGTGGCACAGGATATAATATACCTTTAGGTGCTATAGGTTTAGTAGTCTGTGATGGTACAAGTGTATTTTCAACTAATGCTAAAGGATTAGGTTTTGGTACAGCAGCTTCTGCAGATATAGGAACAGGTGCAGATAATATAGCAGTGGTGTCTGCAAATGATTTACGTTATCCTAGAGTATCAGTAACATCTAATGCTACATTACGTGGTGATTTAAATATAGAAGCAGGTTCTTTAAAAGTAGGAACATCTGCTAGAGCATATAATCCAATAACTACATTAACAGATGCTGCAAGTATATCAGTAGATTTTGCATTAGGTAATAACTTTTTAGTTACTATAGGTGGTAATAGAACACTAGCAGCACCTACAAATGCAGTAGCAGGACAGACAGGACAAATATATGTAATACAAGATGGTACAGGTTCAAGAACATTATCTTATAATTCAGTATATCAATTTGTATCTGGAGCAGCTCCTACATTAAGCACAGGTGCATCAGATGTAGATATATTAGTATATAGTACAAGAAGTGCATCAACTATAGATGCAGCATTATTAAAAAACTTTGATTAGGATTTAAATGTCTTCAACAAGTTCAAAATTAATACAACTTAATTTTAAACCTGGAATCTTTAGAGAGTCAACAGAATATGCAGAAAAAGGAGCATGGTATGATGTTGATAAAGTTAGATTTAGAGCAGGTAAACCAGAAAATATTGGTGGATATGAAACAAGAATATCTGATACATTTGATGGTGCTGCAAGAGATATAAGAACTTGGGTTGATAATAGTCAATTTAAAAGAGCTATCTTTGGAACAACTCAAAAATTAATTGAACATGATGGTAACAGATTAGTAGACGTAACACCAGTATCGTCAAGTGTAACAATAACAAATGCTTTTTCTGTAGCTCTTAGTGCTAATACAGTTACAGTATCTGCAGCAGGACATGGTAGAAAAACTGGTGATTTTATTTTTTTTACAAGCTCTACTACTATTGGTGGTAATATATTATTAGGTACAACTACCTATGCAGTAAGTGTAATTAATTCTAATACGTTTGCTATTGATGTTTCTACTACAGCAAGTGCAGCACAGTCATCTAGTGGTGGTGGTACGTTACATGCTTTAATAGCAACAGGTGTATCAAATGCTGTAGCAGGACTAGGCTATGGAGCAGGTTCTTATACAGCAGGTGTATGTGCAGCAGGTGGTAGAGGTTGGAATCAACCAACATCAACAGGTGCTAGTGATTTTGCAAGTAGAATAACAACATGGAGTTTAGATAATTTTGGTGAAGATATTATAGCAGTTAGAAGAGGTGGTACTATTTATCATTTTGATACTGATGCTTCTGTAATTCCTGTAAGAGCAACTAAAGTATCTGGTGCTACTAACTCAACACCAACAACTGTAAATTCTATTATTGTATCACCTAATGATAGACATTTAATTTGTTTAGGTAGTAATGAGTTTGGAACAACAGCATCTCCATCAGGAACTTTTAATCCTATGGTTGTTCGTTGGTCTAATCAAAATGATTTTACTAATTGGGTTCCTAGCGTAAATTCAACATCAGGTGAAGTTATCATAGCTGATGGTACAGGAATAGTAGGAGGGGTTAGAAGTAGAAATGCTATTAACATATGGACTGATAATGCATTATGGAATATGACTTTTGTTGGTCCTCCTTTTACATTTAAATTTTCTCAACTAGGAACTAACTGTGGATTGATAGCACCACATGCAGCAGTAGATTATGATGGTAGAACAGTTTGGATGGGAGAAGATAATTTTTATGCTTTTGATGGACAGGTTAGAAATTTAAATTGTACTGTTAGAAGATTTATTTTTGACAGAGTAAATAAAGACCAAAAAGATAAAATATTTGCAGGTATTAATTCAGAGTTTAAAGAAGTTATTTGGTTGTATCCTTCAACAGATTCTAATGAATGTGATAGTTATGTTATTTGGTCTCCTGATGAAAACTATTGGACATATGGTTCTGGTATATTTACAACCTTTGCAGATAAAACTGTATTTGGAAATACTATAACAACAGGTGTAACTGCAGCAGGTAATAATTTATATAATAATGAACCTGATGGTGTATTTACAGAGAGTGGTCAACCACAATCTTCATTTATAGAATCAGCAGCTTTTGATATGGCAGATGGTAATGAGATTATGTTTTTATCTAGAGTAATACCAGACTTTACATTAAATGATGGTGCATTAACTTTTTCTATAAAAACAAAAGATTTTCCTGAAAGTAATAATGAAAGAGAAAAACCTGCACCACCACACTCGGTAACAAACGCAACAACAAAAATTGATATGAGAGCAAGAGGAAGACAGGGGAGAGTAAGAGTATCATGTAACTCAGCAAATACAAGTTGGAGATGGGGTAACATAAGATTAGCCATACAACCAGATGGTAAGAGATAATGGCACGTTACCCAGAGTTACCAAAGTTTATTAATACTGAAGCAGAAGCTAAAGAGTTTTACGAGTTTATACAACAATGGGGTGCAGCTTTAATTAATGAACTAGATACAAGAGATTTAGAAGTTAATGCAGCACCTGCTACTAATATATTTGCTGTGGTAACTGTAACTGAAATAGGTAACCCTAGAAGAGGTGATATAGCTTATGCAGCATCAGCAGGTAAGTTTAGAGGATATGTAAGTACAACAGCAACACAAGGATGGGAGAACTTAAACTAATGAATACAAAAGATTACTTTAATTTTATAAATGATAGCACTTTTATCGGTAATGTTAATACAGGACAAGTTATACCTCCTAATGTATTTACACTACAAAAACCTGTTCAACCTATGGTGAAATCAGACAAAATGGTGTATAATACGATTAATAGTAATTTTATTGCTGACAATACTAAACCCCAATCAAATGTTTATAATCCAAGAGGTATACTATGAAGCCCTCTCCTATGACAAGAATAGAACAAATGAATAATCAAATAGATATGTTGAATAGTGAAGATGGTCTTAAAAAACTAAGAGGTTTTCAAAATATGCGTATGCTACCTCAAGTATATAGACAAGAGGGTGGTATGACAGATGTACCTATGACACAAGAACAACCACCTATGGCAGAAGAAGATGTATCAAGATTACAACAAGCTGCAAAACAATTAGCATCATTAGGTAGAGGTGGTGATACAGAACTTGTACATATGACACCTGATGAACTACAAGGTCTTATGTCTTTAGGAGAACTAACTTATAATCCAATAACAGGATTACCAGAAGCTTTTAAGATTGGTAGAATATTTAAGTCTATAACTAAACCTATTAAAAACATAGTTAAGTCAGATGCTTTTAAAGTTCTTGCTCCTATTGTTTTAGGTGTTGCAGCTCCATATGCTTTAGGTGCAGGAGGACTATTTGGTAGTGCAGGTTTATTAGGTTTACCTGCTGCAGGTTCTATGACAGCTTTACAGTTTGGTGCAACTACAGCATTAGGTACAGGATTAGGAAGTTTATTAGCAGGACAAAAACCAAAAGATGCATTAAAATCTGCTTTAGTTAGTGGTGCTCTTGCAGGAGGTGGTAGAGCATTAGGTAATTATTTAAGTAAAGCTCCAACAGATACAGTAGGAAAAGTTGGTGGTAATTTAGGAACAGAATCACAGGTAATAAAAAACACACCTACTAATATAGGCACAGGTAATGTATCTGCAACTCCTGATAAATTTAGAATAGCAGGTGGTGCTCCATTAAGTGAATCTGAAAGATTATTATCAGCAGGAGTTACTCCAAGTGGTTCTGGTAATTTATTATTAGATGAAGCTGTAAAAACAAGTGGTGTTACATTTCCAACACCTCAACAAGATATAGCTAGAATAACAGGTGAAGGTGCTGTAAAGCCAATACAAAAAGAAGCTATTACAAAATCATTTACAGAAAGATTAAAAGATGTTGGTAAAGGTATTGCAGATGATATGATTGTAAGAAAACCTGAAGGTGGATTAAATTTATTAAAAACAGCATCTAATGTTGGTAAAGCAATCGGACCAATAACTGCAGGTGAAACAGTTGCTGATATGTCTGCAATGCAAGATAGAATGTTAACAGAAGAAGAATATTTAGCAGACCCAGAGTTTCAAGAAAGATTTCCAAACTATCAAGCATATGTAACTTCTTATATGTCAAGAAGAAGAGCACCACAGATAGCAACAGAGCAAGAAGCAATACAAAGATTTGTAGCTAGTAAAGAAGGTGGATTAATAAATTTAGCTGAAGGTGGTGAGTTCTCAGGTATGGTTCCAGGACAAGGTGGAGGAATGGATGATAATGTTTTTATGCCTATTAAAGAAGGTAAAAAAAGAGTAGGAACATTAGCTGTAAGTCCCACTGAATATGTTGTAGATAGTTATACAATGGCAGCATTAGGTGATGGTAACCCTGATGAAGGAGCAAAGGTTATGGATAAAACAATTAAACAAATTAGAAAAAAAGCATACGGAACAACAGAGCAACCAAATGAAATAGATGGTTTGCGAACATTAGTTCCTTTAGTTAGGAGTGTAGGATAATGGCAAGTATAATATCATCTTTATTTGGAGTAGGTCAACAGCAACAACAACAACCTGCTGCACAAGTAATACAACAACAGTTACCAAAAGAAGTAGCACCATTTTATGAGAAGTTGTTAAAAGAGTCAGAAGCTTTATATAAACAACAGATGGAAGAAGGTGCACCTATTTATGAAGGTAAAACTATAGCAGGTTTTACACCAGAACAAGAACAATTATTTTCAGGGCTACAAGGATTAGTAGGTCAACAAGCTCCTAAGTTTGCCGAAGCAGAAGCTTTAACTAGAGGTACTGCTGCTAAGATTACACCTGATGAAGTACAAGAGTTTATGAATCCTTATCAGCAAGCTGTTGTTGATATAGAAAAAAGAGAAGCACAAAAACAATATGAGTCAACTGTATTACCTCAGTTAGCTGCTCAAGCTGTAGCATCACAGGGTTTTGGTGGTAGTAGACAAGCTATATTAGAAGGTATGGCAGCAGATACTCAACAAAGATTATTAGCTGATATTCAAGCTAAAGGTAGTGCACAAGCTTATAAAGATGCTATGGACCAAATAGCTGCACAAAGACAAAGAGAAGGAGCAGCAGCACAACAGTTAGCACAATTAGCACCTGCAGGTTTTCAAGCACAAGCTCAAGAGTTAGGAGCTATAGGTAAAGTTGGTGATGTAAAACAACAACAAGCACAGCTTGCCCTTGATGAAGCTTATAAACAATTCTTACAAGAAAGACAGTTTCCTGCTGATGCACTAAAACAATTTCAATCTGTAGTACAACAGTTTCCAAACATACCTACACAGATAACTAGAACACCTCCACCTGCACAACCTGGACTTGCACAAACATTATTAGGTGGATTAGGAACTGCTGTTGGTACCTATGGTGCCTTTGGTGGTTTTAGTCCTGGTGGATTTATGGGTATGAAACAAGCAGAAACTGGTGGTGGTATTGCAGACTTACCTATTGTATATAGACAAAGACCAGGTAGAGTTAGAAATATTAGAGATATTCGAGATAGAGATGAAAATATATTTGATACTCCTGCTGTAGATAGACTACGTGAGCAATTACAACAATTAGCTCCAGAAAATATAGTTCCTACTGGTAGAGGAAAAAAAGGAGCTGAATTAAGAGAAGAAGCTGAAGATGAAAAAGGTTTAACAAGTTTAAATGTAAAATTTGACCCAAATAAATTAGCTTTTATAGGACCAGGTATAGATGAAGCAGGACAAACAGTAGGAGTTACAACTGAACTTGATGATACTGGTAAAGAAGATATGTCAAAAACTAAAGTTGATACTTTTGGACAACCTTCAGAAGAATTTACGAGACGATTAGGTTTTGAACCTTTACCTGTAGAACCACAAGTTGACCCAGAAAAACCTGGAGCTAAAACAGATTTAGCTAAAACACTTAAAGATAATATAAAGATACCTGAAACAACAGATTTTAGAAAAATGACTGCTAAAGAAACTGCATTAACTGAAGCACAAAAACAAAAGTTAGCTGATTTAAAAGCAAGACAAGAACTAGCACCTCAAACAATGAGGGAAGGTTTATTTGGTACACTTGCTCAATTAAGTAGTCAATATGCTACTGACCCAAATGCAAAATTATTAGGTAAAATAGGAGAGTTTGCAAAAGTAGGTGGACAACAATTTAGAGAAGGTAGAGAAAAACAACTAGCACTAAAAGAAAAAATAACAGATACTAAAATAGATTTAGCTAAAGCTGATGTAGATTTAGAAAGATATAAAGAAGATAAAGCTACACAAGCAGACCAAAAAAGATTTGAGAATATTATTAAAAAAGAAATGTATGGTATTGAATTAACTAAAAGAGACCAAGAGTGGAAAAGATTAAATATACTAGATAAACAAGCTTATAATGATTTAATTAAAGCACAATCAGCTAATTTAAGAAACTTTACAGCTCTTAATAAACAAGATATAAAAAATTATGCAGGTAGAATTGATGGTGTTGCTAATCGTTTATTAAAAAATGAAAAAATATTAAATAGATTAAAAGAGCTTGGTATATCTGAAAAGAAATTTAAAAATAGAATTAAAAAATTAAAAAATAAAATAGACTCAGGAGTAAGAAGTAAAAAAGCTTATAGTTCAGAAATGGGTAATTTTATATCTAGTATAGAAGGAGCAAGTGTAGGTTCTGATAAAAGAACAGATGCTTTTGTAGATAATGGTATAACAAAATTTATTTTAGATGATTTAGAAAACAATTTAGGTGTTTAATCTATGAGTAATTTAGATAGTTTTATTGGTGATTATTATGGTGTTAGTAATCAAGTTACAGATACACCAACTACATTAGGTCCATTAGCTAAAGAAGCAGCTAGAAAAAGATATGAAGATGAAGCTAATTCTTGGACTAATAGATTTGCTATTGGTATAGATAATACTCAAGCTTCATTATTTAAAGGTTTAGATTTAATAGCAGATGTTACTAAGAGTGATGGTTTAAAACAGTATGCACAAGAGGGTATTATAAAAAATCAAAAAGAAGCTGCAGCTAAACCACAACCAACAAGAACAGCTTCATTAACAGAAGCATCTAAAGAAATAGGACAAGAAATAGCTGATGATGATTTTTTTGGTGCTGCTTATAGAAGTTTACAATTAATTAAAGATATGAGTGCTGAAGCATTGCCTTCTATGTTACCTACATTAGGAACAGTAGGTGCAACTGCAATAGCTTCTCCAATAGTAGGAGCTGTGCCTATAGTTGGTGGTGCTGCTGCTATAGCTACTAGATTAGTTGCTCCTCTTGTACCAGGATTTTTAATGGGTGGTGGTGAGACTTATGAAGAAGCTAAAAAATTAGGAGCTACAGATAAAGATGCTCAAGTGTTTGGTGTAGCAGGTGGTGTAGGAATAGGTTTACTTGAGAAGATAGGTGCTGCTCATGCATTAAAAAATTTAATAAATACTGCAGGTAGAGATTATACTGTAAAAAAATTAGGTGAGCAAGTTGGTAAAAAAACAGTAAAACAAGCTGAAGACCTAATGGATGAAATATTAAAAGATGAGAATTTATTTATTAAAAGAAGTCTAGCTCTTGATGCAGGTAAGAATGCAGTTAAAGCAGGAGCTGTTGAAGGTGTAACAGAAGGTGCACAAGAAGCTTTACAACTAGGTGCAGCAAGTTTAGCTGCTGATAAAGGTATTAATGCATATGCTAATGCTGAAGCTGTAAATAGAATAATAGATGCAGCAGCTTTAGGTGTAGTAGGTGGTAAAGTAGCAGGAACAGGTGCAGGCGTAGTATCTAATTTACAACATAAAGATGTAGTTAATAGAGCTAAAGATAGATTAGAAAAATTAAATGAGATAGAAGAGCTTCGTAAACAAGAAGCAGATATGCCACCTGAAAAATTTATAGAACTTTTAAATACTATTGATGTTAAAGATGAAAAATTTAAACCAAGTGTTATTGATAATTTATTTAGACAATCTATAACACCTCTTGCTCCACTAGCAAAAAAAAGCAGAGCAGGATATGAAATAGTTACTGCTTTAAAAAATTATTATGATAATGTTAGTAAAGATGTTGGTACATATGCTAAACCTATGGATGAAGCTTTATCTCAAGTAAGAAGAAGTATTAAAGCACCTTTAGTTCAAGGTAGTATTAGTAGTAAAAAAAATAGAGCTTTATATGATATGTTAATGTATGGAACAGAATCTAAAGATGCTAAAGTTAGAGGAGCTGCAGAGCAAATTAGAGAACAAATATTAGGTAATCCTTTACAACCACAAATAAAATTAGATAAACAATCTTTATTTAGTTCTATAACAAAACAAAAAGATACATTAGATAAACTAGAAAAAGCAAAAGCTTCTGGTAAATTAGATACTGCACAAGCACAACAAATAGAAAATACTTTTAATACATTAAAAAATAATCATATTAATACAGTAAATGATAATCTTAAAAAAGGAATGTCAGAAGAAAAAGCTACAAAAGAAGCTAATCAACAGTTAAGACAAGATAAACAGTTTAAAGATTTACAAGATAAAGTTTTAGTGGAATATGAAGGCACAGGTTTATTTGGTAAACTAAATGAGTCTGATATTGATTTAGAATTTAGAAAAAATTATTTTCCTAGAGTATATAAGATAGGTTTACGTGATGTAGTTCTTGGACAATTCGGTATGGGTAAACTTAAAAAAGCTAGAAAAATATTAATGGAACAAGAAGTAACAGTTCAAAATCCAAGTAATCCTAAACAATCTATAAAAAGAAAAAGAACAAGAGAAGAAGCTGATGAAATATTAGATAATATTAGAGCTAATGATGGTATGTATGTTCCTGATACAGAGATTACAGATTTAGAAGCAAATTTAGATGCTCCTGATAATACAAAAGTAACAAAAGAAACAACATCTAATTTAGAAAAACAAAGAGTTATAGATGAAAATACATTTAAAAAATTAGACCAGGCAGGTTTAGTAGAAACAGATGTAAAAAAAGTATTAGATAAATATATATTACAAGCTGTACAAAGAGATAATGTTAGAAAAATAAAAAAAGTATTAGACCCAAATATACAACAACTTAGAGATAAAAAAGATTTAGATAAATTAGAATTAGATAGAATAAAAGAAATATATCAAGCTATACAAAATAGATTTAAACCTATACAAGATGAAAGACTTAGAAAAGCATCTAGATTTTATCTAACATATCAATATATGTTAACATTACCTCTTGCTGCATTAACTGCTTTATCAGAACCTATTATTGTTTTAACAAGAGTAAATCCTAAACACGCATTACCTGCTTTAGGTAAAGCAACTATAAATACTTTTAGACAAGCTGTTAGAAGTGTATTACCTAAATTTAAAAAGTCAGAACAAGAAAGAGCATTTATGGATATACTGCAAGGATATGATGGTACTCTTGCTGAAAGATTAGGAGATATAGCAGGTATAGATGTTACTAGAAGAATAACAGATAGATTTTTTAAGTTTACTTTATTAACACAAATAACACAGTTTAGTAGAGATATTAGTTTTCAAGCTGTTGAATCTCAAATGAAAGATGATATTAAATTATTAGCTAAAGCAAAATTATTAAATAAAAATGACTTACAAAAATTATTAAAAGAAGAAGGTAAATTATTTGGTCCAAAAATAACTAAGGCAGGATTAATGGAACAACTTGCTAATGCTAAAAAAAGATTATCTGAATTAGGATTAACAGAAAAAAATTTAAATATTGATACAGGTAATTTAAATGACTCAGAAGTTTTAAAATGGGCAGAAGGTAATTTAGAAGGAACTGCACCTGATATTGTTAGAGCTGCTTTATCTAAAGGAGTAGATGATGTTATTATGGCTCCTAATGTAGTTAATAGACCATTATGGATGTCTAATCCTCACTTTGCTTTATTTGCACAATTAAAAGGTTTTATGGCTTCTTTTGGTAGTAAAGTAGGTGGTAGAGCATATAGAGAAATTATAGTGCCTTTAAGAAAAGGTAGAATACCTGTTGAAGAAAGTTTTAGATATGGTATTTCACTAATGTTAATTGTTGTTGCTAGTTTAGCTATTAAAGAATTAAAAGATGAAATACGTTATGGAGATGAACCAAGTCCATATAAAGATGCAGAATTAGGAGATAGATTAGTACAAGCTTTAATATCTACTAATATAGCAGGTAGTGGTACTATGTTATATGATGCATTTAATGCACAACGATATGGTTTATCACCCTTAGAATCATTATTAGGACCAGGACCACAACATGCAGCAAGACTTGTTAGTGCTATAGGTTCAGCATCTAGTGGTAATCCAAGACCTTTATCAACACATGTAGCAAGGTCAATTCCTTTTGTAGCTGCTGTCTTTCCAACAAAGACTTCAGAGATAAGTGATAGTATAGAAGATTTTATTTTAACATATTATAGTTAGGAGTAAGTAATGGCAGATATGACAATGATATGGAACGCAATATTAACAATGGCAATAGGTGGTTTTCTATGGTGGATACGTTCTACATCTGCTGCTATTAGTAAAGTAAAAGATGATGTTTCAAAAGCAAAAGAAAACATAGCTTTAACGTATGCCACTAAAGAAGATGTCAAAGATGACATGACCCAATTAATGCAGAGATTCGATAGACTCGAAAGTAAAATAGATGATATGATAAGGAGACAAGCAAATGGTAACTAGAACCCCACAACAAACACAAGCAGGATTGCGTAAAGCAGCTAGACTATCAGGTCTATCAAGAAATGTTATAGCTGCTCAAAAAAGAAATATGAAAACTTTTTTAGATGAAGCTGAAGGTAAAGAAAAAGCTGCAGTTACTAAAAAAGATATGACTGATGTAGGTCTTAATCCTAAACTAACAGAAGATTTAACAAAATATTTAAATATGCAAAATAAAAAAGGTAGGAAACCTATTGAAGGTGATTTTAGAAAAACTATTAAAGCTCAAGATAAACCTGATGTACCTTTAGTTTCTCCTACTGCTAAAAAAGATAAACCTAAAACAGCAACTAGAGGTAGTAAAGTTGTTGTATCTGGTGGTAGAGCTAGTGGTAGCACTACTAAAAAAGAAGTTAAGAAAGAACAACCTAAAAGTATTTTAGGAAAAGTAAAAGAAAGAGTAACTCAAAAGACTGATGCTAAACCTTTAAGAGACCCTAAAGAATTATTAAATTTAGTAGGAGGAGCAACAGCTTTAACAAGAGCAGCTCCATCTATTATAAATTATTTAGCTAGAAATAAAGGTAAAAAGGTATCTCAAAAGGTTGTTGATTATGTTAGAAAATTAAAAGATAAAAGAAAAGATACTAGCATTAGAACTCAATCAGGTAGTGGTAAAACTATACGATTAGGTGGTGCAAATTTAAGACAAGTACAAGGTCCTGCAGCTCCAGGAAAAACAACAGGTGCTGCAACTAGAAAAGTTACTAGAACAAAAAATAAAAAAACTAATGAAAGAAAAGGTATTGAAGGTAATACTGTGATAGATTCTAGAACAGGTAGAATAACAGAAAGTGCTAAGAAAGCTGATAGAAAAAGAAGAAGAGAACAAATAAAAAAACAAAAAGAGGAGGTTAAAAAAGCAGTTTCAAAAAATAAACCTAAAGAATTATCAGTTCAAGAAACTTTAGCAAGAATACCATCACTTAAAAAAACACCTACTAAAACAGATGCAGGTCCTAAATTAACTCAAGTACAAAAACTATTTAAAAAATTTAAGGATAATCCTACAGGTATAAATAATGCAATAGCTAAACTTGACATAAGCCCTGCAGCTAAATCTAAGTTAAGACAAGAAGTTCAAAGTTATAAACCAAGTTTAGCAGAGAGAAAAAAATTAGGTCTTAAAAAAGGTGGACTAATTAAAAGAAGTGTAGGTGGTGGACTAAGAGATATACCTGCAGGTAATAAAGGTTTACCTAACTTACCAACTGCTGTTAGGAACAAGATGGGTTTTAAAAAGAAAGGTGGTATAGTAAGAAGAAGTAAAGGTGGTTTCTTAGGAGCAGGTAAAGCTCTACGTGGACAAGGAGCTGTTATGAGAAAAAAAGGAGGAAAGATTGCACGCTAGATGGAAATACTTTTCCGAAGATGAGTTAAGATGTCAAGGTACAGGACAGATTAATATGAATGAAACCTTTATGGAAAGACTTATAGAGCTTAGAGAAAAACTAAATAAACCTATGGTAATTAGTTCTGGTTATAGAAGTGAAGCTCATAATATAGCTATAGGTGGTAGTAAAAATTCTGCTCATCTAAAAGGTTGTGCTGTAGATGTTGTATGTTCTGGACATCTAGCATATGAAATAGTTAAGTTAGCTATGGAATTAGAATTTAGTGGTATAGGTGTAAAACAAAATGGTGTGCATGCAAAAAGATTTATACATATAGATACTATGCCTAGACATTCAATAACAAGTCCTAGACCTTGGATATGGTCTTACAAATAGAGGATAATAAATGGACCCAGTTACTGCTATTGGTGTGGCTACAACTGCATTCAATGCTATTAAAAAAGGATTTCAGGTAGGTCGTGATGTAGAAAGTATGTCTAAAGACCTAGGCAGATGGATGGGTGCTATACAAGATGTTAAAGATGGACATAGTAAAAAAAAGAATAGAGTATTTGGTTCTGTAGAAGAGGAAGCACTAGAAACTTTTGCTATAAAAAAGAAAGCTATAGCAATGGAAAATGATTTACGTAACTTTGTTAATTTATCTTATGGTCCTAATGCTTGGAATGAAGTTCTTAGAATACAAGCAGATATACGAAAACAAAAAAAAGAAGCTATAGAAGAAGCAAAAAGAAAACAAGCACAGATGATAGAGAATATTATTCTTGGGGTTCTTGTTGTGTTTTTTCTTGGTACTGTTGGTGCGATTCTTTATCTAATTCTATCTGTAAGTTAAAGTCACATTTGTCTACAAGCTCCATAACTTTTTTCTTACCTAATATTTGTAAGTTCTCAATAATATTAGTTTCCAAACCTTCAGGTGACATATCAATATCTTTTTCATTCTTGTTACCTCGCACCCTAGATAATAACTCCAAAGCTTTAATAGCACTATTACTATGACCATTTGCTTTTGCAAACTCATATTGATTCTCTATTTCTTTTATAACATCTACATTAGTTTCAAGGTTCTGTTCTAACTCCAAAATTCTTTCTCTAACTTCTTCATTTTGTGATAATCTATAACCTTGATTGTACGCAGATTCTTTAGCATACCCTGCAGCTTTCGCAGCTTCTGTTGCATTTCTATGGAGGATGTAGTTTTGTGCAAATTTTTCTTGTTTTTCATTGAGTGCCATCTAAAATAAACCTATTATCCAATGAAAACCACCACAAACTAAACCAGTTATTATAGCATAAGCTAATACTTCATAATACATAGAATCTATCTCTCTTAATTTATACCATATATACTCAAATATATTCATTAAAATACTCTTAAATTAGGGTCATCTAAATTTACATTTACAGGTCTACATATAGCAGTATATCTTCTACCTGTAACAGGTTCTGGAGGTTGTCCCATAATTCTACTAGCAAAATATTTACATCTATTAATATCATAGAATAATATTCTTTCTTGTTCTGGTACGTTTCCTAAATAAACCATTAACATAAAAACTATTGTTGTCATTTTAAATTATCCCTTGCTACATTCTTTGATTTTTCAAAGCTACGCATAGCTCCTAATCCTAAAAGTGACATTACTAATGTAATTAATCCTTCTACTTCTAGCTGTGGAGGTATTACATCAGGCATCCATATACCTGTAGCCCAAGTTAAAATTGGTCCCACGAAGAACTGCCATAGGAGACCCAAGCAACAGACCCACATTATTGCAGGGCGAGCTCCAGAAACAAATAAACTAGGATGTTTAGCTTGTTCTTTGTTTACTTCTATCTGTCCTTTAGCTAGTTCTTGTGCATGTTTCTCTGCCATTGTAGCTAGGTCATGTGCTAGTTTATTTTTCTGGTCTTTATCTTCTATAAATTTACCTATGAGTTTAGTCGCAGGTGCTATCAGTGCTGTTAGTGCCATCTTTATCTCTCCTTTTTTTTAAACATATTGCAAAGTTGCCATCTTTACCAGAAAAATATAAGTAAACTTTTAGTGTTTTTTGTTTACCCCAAATTTTACTAAATTTATCTAGCCACCATTCTTTTTCTTGTACAGTTACATGTACATTCTTACCTTTAAATTTACCTTCTTGAAATGTTTTTAATGCTTCTATAGTACATATACTAAAAAATACTGCTTTATTAGCATAGTTAAATATCTTTTGTATTACCCAATCTAAGTCTTGTTCAGGTATATGTTCCATAACATCTGTACATAAAACAATATCATGTTTACCTGTAGGTACTTTATCAAATTGTGGATATGCAGGGTCATATAAAGTATGTGAATCTATACCCCATAAATTTTGTACTGTATCTGCTAGACCTAATTCTCTATGTCTTTCATCATAAGCACAACCTTTACCACATCCATAATCTAATAATGTTTTACAGTTATTACTTTTTATTATCTTATGTAAAGTAGGAACTAAAGGTCTTAAACTTATACCTTTAAATGCTCCCTCATGCTTATGTAATTCTTTATATGAAGTAATTAAATCTTTATAATCCTGTGATGGATTAGCTTTATCTATTATCATGCAAAATCTCTTTCAAAGTTTGGTTGTTTACTTTTAATATTTTGTGATATATCCCATAGTGCAGATACTAATGTATCTTTACCATGAAAAGTAATGTCCATCTCCATAACATTTTCATTAAATATTTTTTCACAATCTTGTGCCATAGCAAGAAGCTCACCAGTAGTCCAAAACTTTTTATCTTTAACTCCAACTTCAAAATACTTTGGTCTTGGCTCTTCATCTTCAGCACCTGTTGTTTCTTTCTTTTGTTCTGCTGTAGGTTCTTCCATGCAAGAGTCATATCCAAATAAATCAAAGTATCTAAAACCCATAGTATGCATAATACCTATAGCTCTCATAGCTGCACAAGTGCCACCAGTAATAAGTGTAGCACCTTTTGGTATACCTATATCTTCTCTAAGTGTTACTTGATTATTTGTTATACCTCTTTTTCTTTCTTCTTCATCTCGTAGTGATTCTGTAAATGCATGCCAACCATGTATATCTGCACCTTTTTCTCTTAAATATTCTGTTACAGATGGGTCAGTCATAGAAGCAACAAAAAATTTAGTAGAAGGTTCTATAGTTTTAAATAAATCTTTTCTAACTATACCATGTGTGCTAGTTCCTGTAATAGGTCTAGGGTCTAATACAATACAAGCCCAAGGTTTTATATTATGTTCTAGCAATTTAGGATAAGAATGTTTTACAGCTATTACTTTAGTATGAGGATTATTTTTTATATGTGCATGTAAAGCTTTATAATCTGTATAAGGTCCACCAGATACTATAGTAGCACTTTGTTTATGAAAAGGATATTTACCTAACCACTTATCATCTTTAATTAATTTTAAATTAGCTCTAATATTATTACGTATATAATCTTTAGGCACACAATCTCTAGGATTAACTACAATCGGTACATTTAATAATTCTCTTGGTATTTTTGGTAATTTATTATCATGCACAACACAAGCTAAATGTGTATGTCCACCACCTTTTACTTTATCTGCAGATGGTAATATATTTCTTCTAATTTTTTTATCTAATTTTTCTATAACTTTATTAACACCTTTAAATTTATCTTGAACATCATTACCTTCTTTGTCTGCTAAAAAGTAATGGTCAAGAACTACTACAGGCACATGCTTAACTGCATTATAATCACTTTGTGCTGTTTTAATACTATTACCACCACCAACTAATGCAAAATCAATTTCTAATAAAAAATCAAAAAGATTATCTACATATAAAGTTTCTCTTGTATTACCTTGATTTAATACAAACTGAAACTCTTTGTTTTTTTCTTTCATCTTTGCAGCAAAATCTGTTAGCCTTTTTTCTACTGCAGATAATTTATTATGTGCTTTTACATTAAATTCTTCTAAATCTGTTTCAGTGGTTGCTTCTTCAAACAAATCAAAACCATAATAAACAACTTTATCTGTATGTTCAAAAGCAGCTAGTGCCATTTCTATAGCACGACCACCATTCCATGTGCCAGTTTCTAATATAGTTTTAGGTTTAAAATGTCTTATAATATCAGCTAATTGTTTATATCTACCTGGTATAATATCAGGTGATGTTTCATCAGATAAATTAAATATACGATTACCTTTACTATCTCTAAGTGGTAGTAAAGAAGGGTCTTGTACACCTTTTAAATGTAAAATATAATCTTTTACTTTTTCACCTATATCTAATACTTTCATACCATGTGCTTTATAAATATTTAATAATCTTTCTGTTATAAAAGCATCATGCCATTCTCTATATTGAAATACTTCTCCAGATATGTAAGCACCTTGTAAATCTCCAAGTAAATCTAACGCAGGTTGTTTACTTAAATTAAATGCCATGAAAGAAGCATCAATATTACTTGTACCATCATCATATTTTCTTACACCAGAATATGCAATATCTACATTGTCTGGTAACATTTTTAATACATCTTGTAATACAAATCTTTTTTGTGCATAAGAGTCTGCATCAATCCATATTAACCATCCTGCATCTGCATCTTTTTCTGCTAACTCAAATGCATGTTCTGTTAAAGCAAAAACTTTATGACACCATTTTAATGAGTCAAGTTTTATATTATAAGGTATTTGGTTACCTTCAGTACCATCATGTTGAGAATTATTGTCTTTAAAAGTATTATAATTTTTTAATGTAGATAAGTCTTTATAAGATATAGAATTATTAGGTAGTGAATAACTATTTATTTTACAATCATGGTAATAACAAGTTAATGGTAATTTAGGTTCCCACTGCTCGTTAACTGAATTTAAAAAATGATGACCTATATTTTTTAATATAGTTTCATTAAAAGATGTTATGAAATTTACTTTTCTCATATTAGATAGTCCTCTTTATATGGTAGTAAATTATTATATTGTAACCATTTAGCATCATTGCACCACTCTACAGCATATTTATTATCTTGATTTCTTTTACCACCCCAAGACTTAAACCAAGGTCCACCTGTTGTAAAATGCACATTCTTAGCTTCTAAATCTTCTGGTGAATGCCCATCTAACCAGTTCCATTCTTCAGGTATAGTTCCTATATCTGCTTCTTTATCTGGTAACCATTGAAAAGTATGTAGCCATCTACCAGGTTTAGTATTTATTTCATCTATAGTTAGTTTTTCATTGTAATGATGCTCACAATTAAACATCATAAGACTAGACCAGTTCTTTCTCTTATAAGGTTCTTGTGCTTTACCATCCATTTTAACACCTTTTTCTGGTTCATATTTATGTTTAACACACCATAAAGGATAATAACTATCTCTACACATTTCAAATAGTTCTGATATATCTGTTCTTATATACATATCACAATCCATATATAAGGCTAACCCTTCATACATATTTAAATGTGGTACTAAAAATCTTGTAAAAGAAAAGTCTGTAGAAAAAGGTCTACCATCTATCTCATCATATTCTTGTCCATCTAATTTATTAGATTTTCTTCTGTATAATCCCATACGTTCCATTACATTTTTCTTTATAGGAACAACACGCACACCTTTTGTAGCTATTCTTTCTATTGAAAATTTTAGAACATGATAAGCAGTTTTTTCTCTTTCATCATATCCTATATAAACTGTATTAGTCATTTCATTCTTTACTTTTGTACTCATATTTATCCTTAAAAAGGGGGAGTATATTTCAACTCCCCTGTTAACTTAATTAATTTTAATCTTCTTAGGTTTTTGTTCTTCAGGTACAATCTGCTTAAGAGTTACTCTTAATATACCTTCGCTGAATGTAACGTCTTCAACGTGTAACGTGTCTGCTAGAACAAAGTCCCTAGTGAAAGACCTTTTAGCGATACCTTTATGCAAATATTCATAATCTCCTGCTTTTGCATAATCACCTTCTATAGTTAAATGATTTTCTTTGACAGTAATATTTAAATCATCTTTGTTAAATCCTGATAAAGCAAATTCTATCAGAAAAGTTTCTTCATCTTTTTTTATAATATCATAGGGTGGATAGTTTACATCTTTCCCTCTTATATTATTCATTACATCAAACAATCTATCAAAACCAATAGCTTGTCTTGAAAAGTTATCTATTTCAAAGTTCATAATTTATCTCCTTATTAAGCAAGTTAAAAAATTGAGTCTATTTCTAGCACTCATTGTGTAATTATAACAAATAATTATATAAAAGTCAAGAACTTTTTACATATATAATACATTTAATATTAATACAGTACATATTATTATAATAATGTAATCATATATCATATATCTACTAACTCACAAGAACCTGCTTTACATGCTAACTCTTGTGAACCTCTTGTATTATCTTCTGTTTCATAATCTTGCAGCTTATTCCAATCAATATCTTTTGGCATCTTAGACTGTAAGTCATTATATTGCACTTCATCTATATCTTGATAAGGTGCTTGCTGATATGTGTGGTCTGAAAAAGGTAAGAATGATATACCAGATAGTGTATCAAAGTTATCCCAACACCAGTTACCTACATTAATCCATTCATGTTCTTTAACAGATATAGTTACTGATGGTTTATGCTCACACCAATGTTGTGCATAGCACTTCCATATCTCTAACTGTTCAATAGCAGTCATAGTATATCTAAAAATAGCACTAGGGTCTGCTTTCATAGGAAAAGAAAAGACAGAATTATTAGGTTGCATTACATCATCTTCACAAGGTATACCCTGGTCTGCCATAAATTGTGTTAATGGGTCTTTTTTGTCTCCTCTTACTGTTCTAATATAATATGGATTATGTCTAGCATGTATACCACTAGCAGAGTCAACTAATTGACTAACTGTACCAGAAGGTTTGACACATGTAATAGCTGTTGACTGTGGTATACCTAACTTCTTTGACCACTCTTCATTAGTTATTACAGCTTTATGTCGCATCTTACCTAACACATCTGGTAACTGAGTTCTCATTCTAGATAGTAAACTATTATCCATAATACCTGTAAGAGATACACCTAATAATCTTTCTTCTTCTGTATTAGTTTGCCATCTCTTACGTAGATAACCAAAGTCTGTAAGTGTAGCTTGTATTGTGCCTAGTATTGTAGCTACTTCTATTTTACTATGTAATGTTTCTTCTGTATCTGTAGGTCTTACAACCACTTCTGTAAGATTACAAAACTGATTAGGTCTTAATATAATTTCACTACAAGGATTAGTACCAAAGTCCCAATCAGCATTACGTCTACCATTTTCTCTAGCTTTTTCTTGAGCAGACTTTCTATTAAAGATACCACGTTCACCAGATTTACTTTCATATAATGCTAACCATTCTTTCATAAAAATACCTGCATCTGGTTTCTCTGTGTATGCTACAGAGTTATTAGCTAATGCTCTTTCTGGATTAGTTTCCCACCATGCACCAGACTTAGCAACTCTTAATCTCTGGTCAGATAAATTAGACAGAGATATAAGAGCTGACCTACGCACACCACCTACTACTACCACTTCTCCTGTTTTACAAACAATATCATGACATTCCATAGAAGATAATTTTCTACCTCTAGCATTCTTAAACTTGTCAATAGTAAAATCAAACAAGTTAACTAAAGGTTGAGGACCACTTGCTCTACCACCAAATGTTTTTAATCTAGCACCTGCAGGTCTAACCTTGCTTATATTTATTTTAGGTATTCTACATGTATATAAATAAGATATTAAATCTTTAAATGCTCTTGCCCAACCTTCTTTTGAATCATTAACAGAAACAACATCATCTGTCTTTTCAAACTCTTTATCTGGTATAGTAGGTAATTTATCTATGTATTGTCTTTCAACAGAAAAACCTACACCTGTACCATTCATAAGTATATATAATACTTCATCAAATGCTTTTGGATTATCAATAGGTATGTAAGAACAATTATATCCTGCTATGTTTTCTCTTTCTAATGCAGGTCCTGCAGTCATCAATGCTCTCATAGATGGCATAACAGATAACCCTATAATACTATCTTCTATTCTTCTCCATACTTCACTATCTAATACTACACCTAAGTTTTTATCTAAATGACCCTG